CAAGTTGATACCGCAAAAATCGGTGAATCGTTGTGCGATGTTTCCGATATAACGCTCTTTGTCCATATACCGTGGGCGTGTAATGTCTTCGCCAGCAAACTGGCGCATCATGCGAAACAGCGTGCGCTTAGGTTTCATCTCAAACGATGCAATGCAAATCTTCTGGCCCTGCTTGATCAAACCCAATGCAACTTGGCCTGTGATCATGGACTTACCGCCGCCGTTGGAGCCTGCGTACAGCGTGACTTCACCGGGTCGATAGTTGAAACTATGCACCGACTTTTGCCACGGCATACTTGCAACCTGCTCGGTCTTGGGGTTGACCACATCGTCGATGATTTCAGCGATGTAATCGTTGGCAATGCGCACCTTCAGGTGGACATCGCTCGGCTCGTAGTATTGGTCGACATCAAAGTCATCTGGGCCAAACTCTCGGCTCTGGCGTGACTCGTCCAGTCGTTGTGCAATTTGCTCGAGGTCAGACATTGGCATACCTCGCCGCTTCTTGAATTCTGTGTGCCGCTTTTTGCATTCTCTGTAAATCCTTCTCGCTGAGTTGTTTGCCTTTGCTCATGTCACTCGCACCGATGGAAACCACTAAGGTTTCAAAGGCGATGACCCGTAACAGGTCAGTAGCGTAGAACGCTGGCTTGATCGCTTTTTTGTTTTCGCCATTGTCTGGGAACAAGTCGGCCATATCCATGCCCACCGCGCCGAGCACATCATGCACAGAGCACCCACCAAAACAATGAAGCAAGATGCGACCATCTTCAACCTGACGCACGGCCAGTGAAGGTGACTTGTCCTCATGCGCAGGGCAGGCGGCTGTCCAAGCCCCTTTGCGCCCCTTGACCTTGGTCAGGCTGTTAAGCAGGCGCTCAAGGCTCATACGCCCCTCCTAAAGGGGTTTGCAGGCTCGTCGCCATCCAACCACCGCTGTTGGTTCAAGTAGGTCTGTGGCGCAGGCTCAAAACCTTTTGTCCACTGCTCTGTACCTTTGAGGGCCGAGACATGGGCAACGATCTGATCAGCCACCTTGTCCAAACCTTGAGAGGCCCACTTCTTCTCGCAGGTGGCTTTGGCTACCTTGCGTGGTGACTTGGGCCAGACTTCCCAAAACTCATTGAATCGAGTCGACTTGGTCGACGATATATCTTTATTCTGTTTCTGTTCTGTTGTGTTCTGTTGGGGGGGGCTTAATGGTTCTTCGTTAGGAACCTTAATGCTTTGAGGTCTGCCGCCCAATTTTCCTGACCTTCGGTTAAGTTCAACGCGAACATTGTAGGCATGAATTTCTTTGTCGGCGCGGGTGTTGACCCAACCTTCGTCAGTCTTATCAAAAAATTCTTCGAGCACGGGGCGAACCACATCCTCGTCAAGTCTGATGCGTCTTGCCACCAACACTGTGTCCAATGGCAGTGGCTTTTCGCCCATGTAGTACCAGTCCAGCAACCGACGGTATGCCAAGTCTTCGGCATCGTCTAGGTGCATGGTGTGAGAGATGTAGTCGCCTATGTGAAATTTGTACCATATCATTTCGCTGTCTTTCCAAAGATGTCGGGTCGAAGTTCTTCCCTCTTCACTTTCCTACCTGTGTGCAACTCAATGTCGCGGGCTAGTTCTGGGCTAGGTAGTCGTCGCCCAGTCACAATCAAAGAGAACCATGTCTTGCTGATGCCCAACTTGCGTGCTAGTGCAATCATTGTTCCCCTCGGTTTGTCCTGAAAATATTCTTGAAGTGTCATCGTTTCCCTTTCTCGGTTAACCAGATGTTACACTGAAAAAAAATATTGTGCAACACCAAATTAAACATGATACACTTGGGCGTGTTTAACTCGAAAGCGAACTAACATGGACAGCGAAGATACACAAGACCAAATGCATCAGATGATGCTTGAAAGAATGCAGATGCTGGAGGAGGCCCTCGAGAGGGCGGAGGCTGGCAGAGCAACCATGTCCGACTGGAACATCATTCGCAGTGAATGCGGGATGCCCATTAAGACACCATTAGTGACTTTAGAAACCATCTCAATTGCAAGGAGCGAATCATGGGATTAACAGTGAAAGCATCAGGAGGCTCGTCCTCATTCAAACCCGTACCACCGGGAATGCATCTAGCGCGGTGCTACCGTGTTGTGGATATGGGCACACAGACCACCACTTGGAAAGGCACAACCAAGCAACAGCCGAAAGTCATGTTGCAGTTTGAGGTGCACAGCGAGGACGCCGATGGTAACCCGCTGGTGACCGACAAGGGTGAGCCAATGTCCATCAGCAAGAACTTTACAGCCAGCCTAGCCGAGAAGGCCGTCTTGCGTTCAGAACTTGAGAACTGGCGCTCTCGTGCCTTTACCGCCGACGAACTCAATGGGTTTCAACTCAAGAATGTTTTGGGCGCGTGGGCCATGCTGTCTGTGGTCAAAGAAGTTGGCAACGACGGCAACGAGTACACCAACATCTCTAGCATCAACCCCGTGTCATCGCAGATCAAGAAGGCTGGCCTTCCTGAGCCGCACAACGAGTTGAAGATTTTCGATCTTGAGAATCCTGACATGACAATGTTTGACACCTTTGGCAACAAACTGAAAGAAAAGATTCAGGGCACGCCAGAGTGGAAAGACCGTCAGAGTGGCGACAAGTTCACCAAACCAAAAGATGAGTCCGGCTTTGACAGCATGGACGACGACATCCCATTTTAAGGAGAAAAAAATGTCAGACAGAATAATCATTGATATTGCAGTTGACGAGTTTGAATTCATAAAAGAAGCGATTGCTTTTAAGGCCCGCTCACTCATCAGTTACTTGGACACCTGGAAAGAACATCACGAAGAGCAACAGGCCGCACCTGAAATTGTGGGCAATGCCTTCACCGTCAACAAGCGTGCCGCCGCTCGTAAACAAGTTCGGAGAACACGCAAATGACCGTCACTGTATCCGCTCCTCGCGCCAGCGAGAGCAATCACTGGTACACCCGTGATGGTGTGCCGCAGTACACTGTAGAGGCCGCAAAGGGAGGTCAACGAAATACCACCCTGCGCGACGCCCGTAAGTTAAACTTAGTACCCAGCGTTACTACGGTTTTAAATGTCGCCGCAAAACCAGCCCTGCTTGCTTGGATGCAACAGCAGGTGCTCTATGCGGCGCTAACCCTTCCACGCCGCCCAGACGAACCTGAAAAGGAATACATCGACCGAATCATCAACGATTCCAAAGAACAGGGACGATCTGCGGCGGATGCTGGAACTGACATCCATGCATCAATACAAGGCTACTATGAAGGACACACAACAGGAAAACACCAAGAGAGTGTTGACGCCTGTACCAAAGCAATCACTGAACACTTCGGTGAGGCCATTTGGATTTCCGAGCGTGCATTCGCACACGAGGCAGGTTTTGGAGGTAAGTGCGATCTATTTTGCGCTGGCACCCTTAACGCCGTCATCGACATCAAAACCAAAGAGTTCACAGACCCAGCCAAGGTCGACGCCTACGACGAGCACCTCATGCAACTCGCGGCATATCGAGTTGGTCTAGGCATCCCTGCGGCGCGTTGCGCCAATGTGTTTGTGTCTCGTAATGTGCCCGGCTTGGTCGTCGTCAAAGAATGGTCAGCCGAGGACTTGGATCGTGGCTGGGCGATGTTTATGCATCTCCTGTCATTCTGGCAAATGAAAAATCAACACAAGTGAGGTAATCATGTTAAGCGAAGAGATGGTCAAGCAAGTATTTTTTCAAAGCGACCGCCCCCGTAAGGATGCGCTCATTGCTGATGAAGTTGACATCATGCAGTTTGCGCATAATATTGAAGCATTGGTTGGCGTGGAATACGCTAGGAAGGAACACGCCCGCTGTGTGGAGATTGTCAAGGACATGAACCGTAATGTGGGCGAGGCATTAGAAAACCAACGCCCAAAATAATCATGGACATTAGCCTCATCACTCACTTGGCGAAACAGTACGAAGAGGGCAGGAGAGACCCAGAGGCAACTCTGGCCTTCGCTTGTCTAGAGGCGTACCAACAAGGGTTTGATGATGGCATCCATCAGGCAGAGCAACAATTTGCGCAGACTCAAATGCTCTTGATGTTCACTGCTGGTAACGCATAAAAAAAGCCCCCCGGTTAAGGGGGGCAAAGA